ATCAATATCGGAAACTGTTGCATCTCCAATCCCGTAACCCACAGTTATTGAATTTCTAACGTCTCCAGCTTTCTTGAGGATAGACAAGGCTGGCCCAATTGCCTGATTAGCATCTAAATTGATATATCCATTGGTGGCGAGATATTGTCCTCGATGCGTGGAATCAGCATAGCCAATTCGACCTTGTGCATCTTCATATAAATAACCTAAACCAGAGGTTGCAAAGCGAGTCGCCAAATTATAAACGCTGTCATTTAAGTCAGTCTCCGAATGAAGTTCATAATCACCTGGTGTATCTATTTCACCAAAACCGCTGTTCTCGGCATTGAGCCATTGAATAGTCGGATCATAATTGTTCCAAGTTTCTGCAGCTGGAACTTCATTCCATTGATCAAACAAAACTGTTGCTAGCAGAGTTTCAATTCTTTCACCATCGAATTGATGAGCAAAATTTCCTGTGTAAATAGCCCTTGCCAGCCGAGCTAAAGCACCGACCGCAGTAATTTTAATTTGCTGACTTAAAGCCGTTGAGCCAGAAGTCTGAACACTAATACCCAAGTCCGTAATAAAGCCACCAAATAAATTAACGTATGTATTAGTGGAATTTTTAACTTCAACAGTCACGGAATCATTTATTTCATAAGAAACTTGGCTCTCATCAGTTTCAATCAAAGTTAAATTGCAATATCCGGCAATAGGCTGTGAATAAATGTCGGTTCTACCTGATGAAATTGTTAAACCGCTCAATGTGGCATTGGTGACAGTTATGCCATTAACCTTGACGCGAAACTGGGGAGTCCAAACTGTCATATATTTAGCGTCTCTAATGAACCAGTTCTAGATTGACTCGCATTGAGAGCCTCAATGACTGATCTCGTGAAACCTTCCGAATCAATAGCTGAAGGTGCATTGACGTTAATAATGACGCTGCCGTTACTATCAATTGTTCCGTTACGGCCTTCAATTCTAGCTCGGATTTCGGCTGTTTTAGCTTTTAATTCCTCGGTGCGCGCCACCGCGTCTAGATACGCTTGAGTGACGCCAAAAGGCAGAGTGCTCGTGAATGGATTAGTAAAATTGGTAGTTGTAAAATCCATAGCGTCAGCTGCTTTGGAATATTTAAAATTAGGATCGTGATCAACATTAGTAAAATTGGTATTGCTGAATGGATTGATGCTACCAAGCCATTTTGATAAGGGATTATTCTTTATAAAATCAACGAATGCTTTATATTTGTCATAAAGACTTTGGAAACCAGAGACGGCTTTGCCGACAATAGTAACGAGACCTGTTAAAACAGTAACTATTCCACTAATCGCCGTTTTTAATGCTCCGGTAAATATTGGAACTAAAAACGTTTTTATAAAATCAAATACGGCTTTAAATTCATCTTTGTTATCAGCAATTGCAGTTGTTAAAGGCTTAAATTTATCTTTGATTGTCTCAAGTGCTGGCCCAACGTTTTCAGTAAAATAAGTAATCAAACTCGTAAGGATTGGCAATAATTTTGCACCAATGGATTCTTTTGCTTCATCAAAAGCCACTTGTAGTCTTGACATTTTTCCAGCAAAAGTATCGGCCTGAATAGAAGCTTGACCTTCAAACGTTTCTGCCAATGAAGTTGTGACTTCTTCGAAACTCATTGTTTTTAGTTCATTGGCGCTTAAACCGATACCCAATCGTGAAAGTGCAGAAGTATTTCCATCATAGGCTTTAGCCAAAGCAGCGCTGACTGATTCCAAAGATTTGCCAGATCCAGCCGAAATATCCAAAGCTAACTTTTGCAAATTTTGCGCTTCGGTGACATCTTCTGTGGCGCGAACTAATCTTTCAAAGGAAGGCCTTAACTCGTCGTCAGCAATGCCGTTGGCTAACGACAATTGCTTTATCTGCTCCTCAACCGAAGCAATTTGATCATCCGTTGCTCCGGTGACATTCTGCAATGTCGTGGCTAATTTGGCCTGAGCCTTCTCATCCTCGATGGCTGCTTTGACACCATCAACCAATAACTTTCCAGCATAAGCAGCCGCCGCAGCTGCCGCGACGGCAAAAGCAGCGGCCGCCTTCTTTCCAAATTCCCCTAATTTGTCGCCAAAACCAGATACTTCCGCTTCGCCTTGGCCCAGTTTCTTTTTTAAATCATCAACGTCAGCGAGGATGGATAACTTGAGCGTTCTATTACCGGCCATTTGTTATCCCCATTTCTTTAGAATTGTATCGAAAGCTTCTTCCCATTTTCGCACTAGTTCAGGCTGAATCTTGCGAAGTGTCGGGTAAATAAAATACCCAGAGTTGCCTCGTCCTTGGTTGGGAGTGCGTCTTGGGAACTGAGGATAACGATTAGATCCGAATTCGTAACCTGCCCAGAGCTTTTGAGTTGTTCCACCACCAGAAAAGCGTTGAGATGCGAATCCGTAACTGAACTCGCCAATCTTGGATGATTTACTAACCCTAACGCCATCTGCGATGCGATTGACAGCGGCTTGTCCAAAGGTTCTTGTAATGGAATAAGCCCTAATTTCGTTGGCTGCATACAGGGCGAGGGCGCTTGATTGAGTTCTGGCTTCATCGACTGCAGCCGCGTCCATTGCCTTAAACGCTTGGAGAATACCGCGGAGTTCAGCGCGGTCATAAGTAATCGTCTCACCGGCCACCACGTCTCTCCTTCAATATATCCAATGCGGTATAAATGTCATCCGCATCATCCCAAAATTGCTTTGGAATTCCTGTTTCTATTGCCAAGAGTGTCAGAAGATAATTTAGGCTTCCGACTGCGAAACTTTTGGGTCTCGATTCACCACTTCAATATCGGCGACAGTTTCCATCCATACTTCAAAGGATTTGACAGGTTTGCCAGCCGCTTCGCGTTTCATCGCGTTGTAGGCCAAGAACATTACGTCCCAGACACCACCCAGATCGTTCAACGACTTGCCAGTTGTCTTTTCCCACTTGGCATACTCGGGCGGTTGGGCTACATAAGTAGCTTGCTCGCCCGAGTTATATGTAATTGTGATTTCTGACTTCATTGCTCCCGATGCTCCGATCTCTTAGCTGAAGGTCTCTGTTGGTGTTCCAACGACTGTCATTGTCCAAGTATCGGTTAGTGCGGAAGGTGCTGCTCCACCGGCGCTTGGGAAAATTGGCAATACGTTGAAAGCAAATACTGCGCCAGTTGCAGCTGTGAATGAGACTGCAAGGGTTGTGTTAGGTGCTGATTCAGCATCAGCCCACATCGCTTCAAATAGGGAACCAGTTGCTCCCCAATCTTGTAGCAATTCGATTGTGAATGTCCATTGTTTATCCACGGACTTGTAAGCGCGACCATCAAGAGTTTGGTAGGTCTCAATGATTGTCTCGCAAGCGAGGGTAGCTGATGTCGCCTGAGCATCGTAGGACGTCGAGTCCAACGTGAAAGTGACATCGCGACCTGTGATTACTGTCGTTGGCATACTTTCTCCTTAATTTGTTTGCTCGTAGCGGACGCTCAAGCGAATATCGGAAACGAGAAGGTTGGTCGTCCCGACTTGAGTTACCGAAGGTCTTTCGACAATTGATAACTCGTACTTGGATGCGTTTAACGCTCCAAGAATACTAATGACTAATTGTTCCAGATTATCTAATGATGCAGGATTGGAAAGGTACGCAACACAGGCGGTAATCGTGTAATTTAATTTAACGCGAGTTACAGATTTGCTGATGAGTTCCAATTCCATATAAGGCGAGTCCGGCACAATAACCACAGCTGGGACAATGGGTGCTTCTGGAACGTGATCATAAACATTTGCCGTGATTCCGGCTAAAGCGGTCTTGATTCCGCCGCGAATATCGGTTGAAATTGTTGAGGCAGGCATTAACCCACCATCGCATCGGTATCAAGATAGGGGCCAAGTAGGCCAGTTACTTTGGCAAGTAAATTCTTAGAAAGGCGATAAGGTGAAACGCTGAAATCAATTCCTTCTATTGCTCCACCTGCGGCTGTTCGGGCTTGGAAGATTTCGACAGAAATAGCCAAAACGGCAGCTTCGACGTTGGCATTTCCCACATAGGTTGATGCGCCAGAAAGCGCAGCGTTTCCGGCTGGGATAATGTTCTTTTCCAATACGTCAGCATTTGTGATGGCGGCGGTAAATACATAGGGGCCAATTAAATCATCTGTGACTGTGTGAGTGCCGTTGAAAGGCGCTCCGACACTTGTGATAACAACCGATTGACCTTCGGTGAATTCGTGAATTGTTGCGGTGTGAAAGTAAGCGACGTTATCAGTTAGTTCAACTTTATTCACTTTGCTTTGGAAAGTGACAAGCATCGAAAGAGTAATGATTTCTGATGCGTCAATAATGTCATTGAGATAAGCGTCGTTATAAAGGGAAGACGAGACGCCAAGAATCGTGCGAAGCTCTGAGGCTAAAACAATTGATGGCATCTCGTTTCCTTTCGATCTAGAGGGTGACAGGCCAGCTCGGGAGCGGACTGGCCGTCACTTTTGCAAATTACTACTCAGCGAACTGGAAGTAAACGTTTCCGTTAGCAACTTTAACGGCAAGCGCTCCATAGCCATAATAGGCAACTTCGACCTGTCCATTAAGAGCAACGTTTGTCTGTAGGCGGAATCGTGAAGATTCATACCAGGTATATGCATCTGGATTAACGACGAACATTGATCCATCTCCAGCAGTTCCAGCAGCGCCGGCATTGGAAGCCATAGCGCGTGAAACGTATAGATTTAATCCAGCAACGCTTCCGCGTAGTGAATCTGGAGAAGCAACACCAGCTGCGTTTTGCGGCGCAATTGCGTTGTAGATTGGACGTCCAGAATCGTTGTAACCCATAATGTTCTGCCATTGTGTTGGCGTAACGATGATGTTACGAGCAAATCCGAGAGAATTTGTGTAAACCAATTTAGCAGCTTCAGCAGCATAACCTAGAAGGCCGGTTGCGCTATTTGCTTGAGCGGTTGTTGCTGAAAGACCATTGGAAAGCAAGCCAGCAGCAACGAATTTATCTGTTGCGTGAGCATATGCATATTCCATTTGACGAACAAGCTCTTCAAAGAACAATGGATTTGAACGATCCAAAAGTTCAACTGAGAAAGTCTGGCCGCCAGCGAACTTCTTTACGTTTACAGTAAGGAAGTTATTTGTCATTCCTGTTTCATCAATTGCAGCAGCTTCTGCTTCTTCACCGACTGTTGGGACAGCGGTAATCTTAGGAATTTCGAAAGTCATTCCTGCATCTGGCAGAACTCCTGTGGAGATAGCATCAATGGTGCTGCGATCTGCATTGGAGAGAGGATTGATTACCTCTGTCAATTGGCGAGTCGGAATGAGACCAGCGTTGTTGCTTGTGGTGTCATCGGCAGCCATAACGTACTGACGTGATGCATCATCGCCATAAACTTTTGCGCGAATTGATGCTTCGAGGTATTTCGCCTTTGTGAACTCAAGGCGAGGAGCGGTGTAAAACGCTGGGCGTGGCGCAGCGGCTTCCACCTTAGCAGCTTCTACCGTTTCTTCGGCAGGAGCTGGAACGGTAGTGTCTGACACTTGTTCTCCTTCGGTTGGGTTGTCTGCTTCAGCGGTTGCCGGAGCAGAATCTTCTTTGGGTGCTTCATTCTCGGAAGCTGCGACTTCGCTAACGCGAGCGCTGTCAATTGCTGGATCAGTTACAAGGGAAACTTCATCAAGGGTTGCTGAGGTGATAAGCATCGTTCCCTTGTTATTTGTCCACTCGTTAATCTGTGCGCCGACGCTAAATCCGTCGCGCAAACCTTCGGTTGCCTCAACTAGAGCATCTTCACCAGCCATTGTGTTAGCAATCTTGAAGGTGGCAACGATTCCATTTGGCGTGACTTCGTGGCTCATCAATTTACCAATTGGGCGAGTGCGATCGTGCTCGAGGAGCAACTTGACAGGCTTCATTTCAATTGAGTCAGCTGCGAAAACTGTTGGCCCAACTGAGGTGTTGCCCTGCTCGTTCCAAGTGACAATCGTTCCGCTGATTGTGCGCTTTACTGTATCGGCCGCAGTTACGACCATTGGCATATTAATCTTCATTGGGGATTAAGTCCTCCTCGCGTTGAATTTGCTCAACGCTCATCGCGCCGATGCGGTTCAAGATTTCATAAACTTGAGCGCGTTCCAAAGCGTTGCCGCGTAGGAAGTCGTCAAGTGAGAATCTCACCATCACAGGATTTGGCACAAAGTCCGGAAGCGATAGACGCTCCTCGATTGCTTTGAGAATCGGGCGAAGTGAGAAATCAACTAGTGAGCGCCGCTCAGACACAGCGTTTGAGTAAGTCATCGAAGTCGTTTCGGCGCTCAAGAAGTAGGCTGGGATTCCACAAGCCCGAGCCAATTCTAAAGCCACATATTGACGAGCTTCGGCCAACTGTAATGATTTTGGATCAAAGCCAAATTCTTTAAGATCAACGTCTGCATTAAGAAACGCAGTCGAGCGAGATTGACGAGCTGTGCGCCAAGCGCTGAGAAGTGATGAAACTCTTTCAGCGGTTAAGTTTGTGCCGTTGCTCTTAAGAATCATTGAAGGGTTAGGTTCTTTGGCGTAATTAACCGCTGCGTTCTCTAGATATACCGCTGCGCTAATTGTTTTGCCAGCGCGGTGCAACAATCCTTCATCTGGGCCATCGAAGCGAATAAGTGAGCCGACTCCAGAATTAGGAACGGCCATTCCATCAACTTTGTATGACTCAATTACTGTGTTGCGAAAATCTGTATCAACTGTGACGCGTTCTGGACTTACGCGAGT